CTCATCAAATGCAACATAAAGACGATTGAGATAATCATCTTGTGTGGTGCATTTGACTACTTTTGCTTTGGTTACACCAATCTCTTTGAGAGGAGAACCTGATTTTACCTTCGCACGACCAAAGTTTCCAGAAACAACACCTTGAGTGCGAAGTTTGGGTTTGATTTTAGAAAGGTTAGAAGTCGTCATAATCAAGCAGCAAGAACAAGGTTAGCAACACGTTTCTCAGGAACTACATCCTGCAACCTATCATAAACACGTTGGAATTGTGCCCCCATTTGCATGTAGTAGGCAGCAAGATGTTTATCATCTGCAGCATAGAGTGCATCTTCTTTTTCTTCAAGGGCAGAGATAATGTCTAGAATCTGCCCTGATGTAAATGAAATGGTAGTCATTTGTTGTAGTAGAAATTGCGGACTTCTTCGTTCAGTTTGTTTGCAACATTTTCAAGTTGCTCTGCACGTTGCAACCAATAACCTTTATTATCAACACTCTCATCAGCAAGTTGCTTCATAAAAGCAACAGAGTGAAATGCAGCACAGATAAGGTCAGTCTCCTCAACATAAGTGAAGTTAGGAATGAGAGTGTGCATCGTTTCCTTTGCTTGTGTCCCTGTATTATAGGGCATCTGGGGGGTCTGCGGGACTTTACTGTGCCACCTCTACAAGTGGCACAGTCTCACAGTAGTCTCAAGAAAGATTGCTTATGAACTTTCTTAATAGATGAGTTCCTTTGTCTACCTCAAACTTTTGGTCTAAGAGTACCATTAACTCTAGAACCAAGTCTGCATAGACTTTAGGAACTCTTATGTGTGTTGTGTCTCCTGACTTAGGAAACTTCTTTGTGAAAGGCATTAGTATTCATTTGTCACATATTGATATTATGTAGCAGACAGTTCTCCTTTCACGAAGACGGCATTAACCACATTCTGCAGTTGATTGGCAATCTTATCACCATAGTTGTTGTTTACAGGAACAACAATCTTACCAAAGGACTTCTTGTAGAACTGATAACTACCTGCTGCAATCTTACCTTCTTGAATTGCTTTACGGTCATCACGGTGCATACGCACAACTCGACCAATCGTTTGGCACATTTCAATCCAAGGCAGATTGCGAAGCATAATGCAGTGAGTCAATCCATGAACATTGATACCCTCACTGAGAATAGAGTAATGAAACACGACCATCTTTTGGTCAGGGTCATTTCCATACTCATTCAGCAACTCAAAGAACTTCTCACGGGAGACTTTCTTTTTGTTTACATAAGCACCGTGCTTTGCAGTGATATGAAACACAGCAAATCCCATTGCATCAAGTTCATTGAGTAGGTCACTCTCAGTAAACATATTCCAAATCACTTTGGTGCTAGGAGAAGCAATAAGAACTTTGGGAGTTACATCATCCTCAATCTCATTCAGGATACCAAGAATGTTCTCTGCATCGACAAAGTGTGCATTTTCCTTTGTACGGATAGACTCTGCCTCATAAGAAATCACCTTAGGAGGAATGATACTACCAGCAGCAATCAGTTCTGATGCAGGCACAGAAATAATTTTCTGTCCATACACAGCAGTATTATTCATCGACTGCTGAGAGTTATCAATCTTAGGAGTTGCAGTGAAGAAATAAGCATTATCTGCGTTCTGCGAAGTGTGAGCAATACCAACAAAGTTCGACTTCTTCACACAATGATGTGCCTCATCAAAGTACACAACATTCACATCAATCTGCGATTCATTGATGCGATGAATGGAGTTGTAAGTTGTGAAGATAAAGTGATGAGAACCTGATGCGATTACTTCCTGATTACGTTGGTAAATTGCATAAGGTTTGGTAGTAGAGAAATTGTGAGTTTCTCCACTATGAACTTCGGTATATTGAATATCAAAGTCTTTCAGGTATTCCTCAAACTCTGCACAGAGTTGATTGGTGAGAAGAATACGGGGAGAGACTACAACAACAGTCATAGGTTGTTGAGAAGCAAGGATTCGGTCCTTTGCATCTTGCATCATCACAACCGATTTACCACCACCAGTGGGAATGTAGCAGCAACCTTTACTGTGCTGCTTGATTGCATCAATCGCACGTTGCTGGTAGGGATAAAACTGCATAATAAGAAATTAAAAATTAAGAAACTTCAGGGTATAATCAATCAAACTTCATCTCTCATTTCTGAGAGTGTTTCGTACAGTGCATTAACATCTGTACCCACACGTTCACTCACAAACTCCCAGTCATCGTGAAACTCAATTAGAGCAAGGAGAGCATCAATCTCCTCAAAAGTCAGGGAAGTAAGAGTCATTTTTCCTTGTGAACTCCGTTCATCATAGCAGGTTCAGGGCACCTATGCAAAAATAGTGTGCCACCAAAAGAAGTGGCACACTGCTATCATTTATACAAATAAGATGATGCCCAATCTGCTCTCCTATAACATTCCTCACGGGAATTATCATCAAGCAGATTGAATCTTACACCTTTAGCAGGAGATTTCCAAGATGCAGACTTGAATACATCCCCAGTTTCTTTATCAATAAAGCAATGAGAATGACTTTGGTTCTCATCCTTCATCACAACTTTATAGTATTTGCGTAGAGTGTCGATGTAAAATTCATACACACCCTCACCCTCACACAGTTTATCAATCTGCTGCTTGTGATAATTCACAGACCATGTATCACCAGCATCTGCTGCGTAAATAGCATTTCGGTGACTTTCAATCGCATAGGATTGATAATTAGTCCGCAGAACTTCACACAGCAACTGTGCATAATCAAGAACTTTGTTCATTTTACGTTCAGTTTGAGTTTGAGTGCTTGAAGTGCTTGTTTTCTGGATTTAATTTTCCCTTTGGAGATTCCTCTGGGATTTTTATGCTTACCAGAATTGTGAACCCAATTTGGAGTAGTCATTGTCCCAGAGGAATAAGAATTAAAGGTCAGAAAGCAACAGGTTCCAGAGTCGGTTGAGCAGTATTAACATCAGCAACTGCAACATCATAAGCATCAAGTGCTTCCACAATCTCAGTAGCAGTTTCTGCACTATTGAGACTAACAATCAGTTGAGCACCAGCAGGATTGGTGTCAGACAGTTCAGAAGCAAGAGCAAGCAGTTTGGTGGACATAATTAAGAAATCAAGTAAATGTAAAATGGATGTCGTGTGAGTGTGAATCTAAACCAAACCTTTTTAATAAATGCCCCACTGGATTTTATTAAGAGATTTGGACCACGACGATGGAGAACTTTAGGGCAACTACCATTCCCATAAGAACTAGAAACTCAAACCATTCTCAAGGTCAAACTCCTCATCAGGAATCTCAAAATCACTCAGGAGTTCCACATAATCCTCATAATCAACACCAAGATAATTCTCAGCAAATGATTCGTAATCTTCGTGAAGCATCAGTTCTTTCATTGAAACCTCCCTTGACTTGATGAATACATCATAGCACCTGACCCGCAGTTTGGGGGGGTGTGCTGTGCCACTCTTGAAGGTGGCACAGTCTCTTGAGTCTTATTTAGAGTTGTTCTTCGATAATGTCTGCGAGTTCGGTGAAACTATAACCTGAGTCATTCAGGTTAGAAATTTCATCCCGATAAGACCAAGACATTTCATCCTCTTCTTCAAAGTCAAGTTTTACAAGAGGATTGGGAAGAGAAAGACCTGCCCATTCCATTACAGATTGAGGAAGAAACTCACTTTCACCATCGAAATACCAATAATCCATCGGGAGAGGACTTTCCTCATACTCTCCATTAAACTTCCAACCTTGCGTAAAAGGTTCTTGTGCATACAAATCACAAAGAACTCCAAGACAGCAGAAACCGTCATTAGAACGAAGTCTCTCTGATGCTTGGGCATACTCACCAGAACGGAGAGCAGCAATCCACTTTTCTTTGACTTGAGAGTTCATTTTGATAATTGAAATGATTTAATCAGGAATCTGCTTTTGTGCGACCTTTTGAGACAAGTCCTGCCTCATAAAAATACTTCACACGTTCTCGACGAGCAGCAATTAGCATTTCATACTCTTGCTGCTGTTGTTTAGTGAAAGAAAAATCCTGTTTCCTCCAGGTATCACGAAGTTCCCTGAGGTGAGGAAGAACATCAACAGTATCAGTCATTGTTAGTTTCCGTAGTGGTTTGTTGCGAGACCTTTGTATTATAGGGTATTTGGTGCCTCTGCGGGAAGTGTTTGTTCCAGTTTCTCAACTGTCCATCCCTTATAAGAACTTCCAAATTTATACCTTTTATTTGAATGTTTATTCATATTGGTATAATCCAAGTTGTTCTGCATACAAAAATCTTTTAAATTTTTAATTTTATATACTTTTGATGTTGGACTATAAATTATATACTCTTTTGACCTACTTTCTTTTATTTTACTTCTAGATTCTTTAGTGTGAGTTTTGTTATAAAATGGATTGTTAATTCCCTGATAAGATTGAGATTTTAATTTTCTTTCCTCCGCAGACCATATTTTTCCAGAAACTCCATCTCCACCATTAGTTCTATTTCTTAGAATACCATTTCCCAAATCTTTTCTACCAAGAATAGAAATCATATATTTTTCGTGCTTAAATGCTTCCTCTTCAGTTAAATTTTGTTTGAGAAAAATAATTTTAGTTTTATCTACTGGTGGTCTAATATCACCAATTTTACATTTATAATACATTCTATTTGTTTGACCTTTACCTATGTAATAAGGAGTTCCATCCTCACGCAAATACGCATAGGTATAAAATCTATATGGATTTACCATAGTTCCACTCTTAAACTAACCGCATTAGTATTTATAATACAAAGGAGGAGATTTCTCTCCTCCCACCTTACAGATTGCGGTCAGTTAAGGCATTATTATTTATTTACGATAAGGAGAGTTCCAATAAGAACGGAAAATCCAGTAGAGAAGAACAGGAGTCGCAAATAGGGCAACAGCACCAAAGAAGGTAACAGCATCACCACTAAAAGTGTAAGTGTCGGGGGTCATAAAAATCTCAAGAGCAAATGTAGTATAGCAGGGCACTCAAGGAAACTCAAGTGCCCTTGTGCCAGTTCTCAAAGTGTCCTTACCAACTTGCTTTGTACTCAAACTCCCAAGATTCTTGAGCATTCTTGAGAATCTTTTGAAGTACAGGAATCGTATGCTCCAGATCCCGATAATAATACTCATCAAGTTCAGTGCCACCGAAGAAGAAACCAGATTGAGGAGGCAGCAGTTCTTCTGCTCGACTCTTATCTTTCAGGATGGTTTCACACCTCCACAGAAGATCTACAAGAGCATCTTGAGGCACATAGATGTCTTGACATTCATCTTTACCACCACCACACTTATCCACAAAATACTTGTGAATTTGATTTGCTTTTCGCCAATAGGCAAGTTGCAATTTCACTTCAGCAAATTGCAGATCATCAGAATCCAAGAACTTGGTTCCTTTCATCAATCGTGCAATAGATTTCACTTTCTTGCAATCTTCTTCCTTAGACCAGGCAGAAGAAGCAACAAACTGCTTCGCATAGAGATACATGTCAAGACCCATGAGATGCTCCGTGAATTACTTTGTTATTGTAGGGGAAAATGGGGGGATGTCAGGTGGTCGGTGTGCCAGTTGTCACACCATCACCAGTTTAGGGGCACGTTTGACTTTCACAAATCCAAATCCATCCCAAGAAACACTATAGTCAGGGATGCGGGATTCTTCATCAACAACTTGCCAGGTCTCATGGTCAATCTTTACAACCACATAACCAAGCACTTCACCCACATTCCACATACTCATTCCCCATTTAGTTGCGGCACGTTGAGTGGAGTGATAGGTTGGTTCATTCCAGAACCCGTGCTCATTCTCACCAAAAAGAATAGTCAGGAAACGGGACATCAGGGGTCGTCTCATCAACAAAGGTACTATAACCCATCAGGGCAGGGAGCACAAGGGGTCTTGTGCCAGTTCTCAAGGTGTCCATCCTGAGTTTTATTATGATTGCAACTCTCTCTTAATTTCTTTTTTTAATTCTTCTCTTTCTGCTTGTTTCTGTCTTTTTCTACTTTGTGCTTCTCGATGAGCAGCAACTTTCTCTTTATGTGCCGCCATTTGTTTCAACTGTCTTTGACGAAGTTGTTGTCTTCTCTGGGTGAGTCTATCAATATCTTCGTTGAATTGTTGAAACGTTTTCATCGCACTTTGAGTTTTTAGATATTTATCTATTCAAACTCACCAGTGCGATTGAGTCTTGTTTTAACCATGGGTGGTGTAGGATTATCCATTTTCACTTCTACATTCACAACTGTTTTATCATTCCAATGACGAATTACTCCAGCAACAATAAAACAGTTAGTGATTAGATATGTCGCAAAAATAAAAGTTCTGATAAGAGCAATCTTATCAGACTCTTTATCACATTTACTTGCTTTTTCACCTAAAGATTTTGCCCACCATCTCCAGGCATTTTTCTTCTTCATTTGGTTGATTCTTTTGAAATTGAAATTTGTTTATAATATTCTCTAAAAACCAGCAGTCTTGGAGAATTTCGACTTACTTGTGCTGGAAGTTGTATCACGACATACTGGTCGCACACAAAATCAATCACACCAGACATTCCCTTGTAGATAACTGCTGTTCCTTCTGCGAAAATCATAAACTCAACAATCGTATTCTTTTGGATACGTTAGGTATTTAATCTGTTCCTGAAGTTGTAGAATTTCTTTTTGTTGCTCTGTAATTTTACTTTGCAGTTCTGTGATTCGTTCTTGATACTGTTGCTTCAGGTCAAAAGCAAGACGATTCATTTCAGGATTGCTCATCAGGTCGTAAATGCCTCAAGAACGGAGGATTGAACATCTTCAGCAAGTGCATAAGTCCTTGCATTAACTACTTTTTCCCGTAGATTTACATAAAAATCTTCATTAAGACCTTCATCATATTCTTTAATTAAATCAAAACACTCATCATCATCTTTTGCAATCACATTCCAAATTCCCCCATATTCTGAACGGGGAAAGTTGCAAAAGTGATCTACGATATACAAGAATTTTTGTGACATTAACCTCATTTGTTTAACAGATACATCATAAGAACTTTTCTTCCAAAAGTCAAGTGTGCAGTTCTCAAACTGTCCACAGTTTATTTGCAACTATCTTTTCAAGTGTAACCTTTTTAATTCCAAACATATCTGCTATTTCCTGGTTTTTATATTTCTTACTTGAGTGCAATCTTCTTATTTCACTAACTTTGTTCCAATCAAGAATTGCTCTACCATTTCTTTCTCCAGGCAATCTTTTTCTACTGGTATCTTTTCGTATTCTTCTTTCATTTTCATATTTTTCAATTTCATAATCAGTTCTTGGAATAAGTTTATACCCTTTATGCTGAACTCTCTTACCATAAAGTGTTTCGTGAATATGTGCAATATTTAAGTCATTATCTCTACAATATTGAGAAAGATTTTTAATTTCCTCTCTGTTCCCATTAGGTTTTTCTACAAGGTATTCTTTTATGCAATATTCTCTTCCCTGATTTCCACCAGTAGTTGTATTATATCCATTATTAAATGTATCGTATTTTTCTATCCAATAAACATCTCTATCATTTAAGATTGAAATATCACATTCTTCAACTATTCCCCAAATAAATCCATTTCTACCATATTTTTTGATTGCATTTGCAAACTTATGATTATAATTTACACAGTCTGCAAAATGCTCTGTTATTCTATAATTCAAATATTTTTTAACTGTTTGTCCAATGTATTTCTTCCCTGTAAAAATACAGTGAGCACAATAAATCTTGCCTTGATTAGACATAACTGCTCTTAAGTTAACCGCAGTAGTATTTATACAAGAAAAGGAGCATTTCTGCTCCTCTCCTACCTTACAGATTGCGGTCAACTAAGGCATTAGTATTTAGTAGTCAGTTTTAAGTCAATAGCAAGTTGCATTAGCAGCACCAGCACCAAGAACTGCACCTAGAGGAATTGCCCAACTCCAAGAACTCTTTTTAGAGACTGCTGCACCAATTCCACCACCAAGCAATCCACCAAGAGTTGTTCTTGCAGGAGAACAATAACCCCTACCGTATCCAGGTTGTGCTACAGGTGCTTGATAAACTGCACCACCATTCGGTCGATAGTAAGTTCCAGTTCCACACTGAACATTATACCGTTGAGTGTTCACATTTCCTTGAACATAATTCCCATAAGCATCATAATATCCAGGAGAATAGTTCTCCTGATAGTTAGTGCAAACTGAATAAACATTTGTTTGCTGTGCTTTGACTGGAAGTGATGCAGTAAGCAAGGAGAATGTAATTCCCCACAGTAATTGTTTCATTGTTCGATAAAACTTACAGAATATCTATGAACTCACTTAAATGTTGCGTTCACACCAACGACCTTTGCTTTAGGATTGCGGGCAAGTGCAGTCTCACGGGCATCTTTAGGGTTGTTAGCATAAACTGTAGGGGGTCTGGTGGACAGTTCGGGAAGTGTCCTCATCTACCAAGTTGTTTCTTCTCAGCAGGAGTTAAAACACCTCTTTGTGCTCCTCTTGCTACTTGTAATGCTTGTTGTTGAGCATTTTGTGGTTTGTGACCATATCCATGAAGACCAGGAGATGATGAAGTTGTCTTACGGAAATCACCTCTCTGTGTTGCGGCAAGTCTTTGCCTTGCTTGTGGATTTACTCCTCTTTGACCATAAGTTGGTCTATTTGCAAGTGCAGTTGCTCTATCAGCAGCAGCACCACCACCAGTTTGAGAAGCAATTCTTTGACGAATTTCGGGTTCATTAAGACCCCGTTTTGCCATCGCAGTTGCTTCAAGGATACTGAGTGTCCAATCATCACTCATATTCGATGCGATGACTTCTGCACCTTCAAGAGTATTTGTATATCCTTCATCAATAAGATGAGAGAGGATAAAATCATACTCTTCTCTTGTGATTTTTACTGGGGTAATCTTTGCTTTTAGTCTTCTCTTTGCAGATGCAGTATAAAGTCTTTCTGCTTGTTCTCTCTTTTTTACTGCCTTTGCTTTTACTTTAGGGTCTCCACCACTTAGACCAGCAAGAATACCTGACCTTTTACCTGCTTCTTTTGATGCTGCTAATGCAGTATCTGCAGAAATCTCATCTAACTGCTCAGGAGAATACATCTCTAAGTATGCCTCTTGAAGATTGAGAATGTCTTTTGCTTCCATTTTACAAATACTTTTTTAGGTATTTATAAAAATAGACTTACTTATTCCTAAGTTCCTCCTCTTCCCTTGGTCTCATCACCTTAAAATAATAAGTTAAGATAGATGAGACCACGGCAACAATAGCAGCATAGATTGCGATTGCAAGTGATAAACTCATTTGATTTGATTACTGGGTGGATGTTTAATGTTCTCTATTGCTTGACGACGATAGTATTCTTTATACATCGCATCATCACGTTGAACTAGAAAGACATTCCATCCAATCACAGCAGAGAAAGCAATCAGTCCAGCAGCAAGATACTTTGGTTTCATAACTCAAACGTGAAGAGGGGCAGATGGAATTTCGATTGGTTCGGGTGCAACCATATCCTCAAACTGGTGCATATCATAAGCATACCAGTTGCCGTTACGGAAGATATAAGAATACTCTTCATTATCAGCAAAGAACTCATCCATATCTTTATCAAGTCGAGGAGGGCAATCATCACCACGACCAGAGTAATACTCTGCACCGTACTCCTCAACTTCTTTAGCACCTTCTTTAGTCCATCGCATATTTGTCCAGCAGCAAGACATATCACCACCGTCAATCAACTCTGCGACTTTCTCTTTGGTGTTGTAGTGAGTATTCAGGATGCGACCCAACCATTCGGGATAACCATCATAATGATGATATGCAGAAAGAATAGAACCATCAGCAAGTTCAAGACCAATTCGGGAACGGGTAGACATCAGTGGTTTTCTTGATTACCTAGTTATCATAGAGCATCAGGTCTCGGTTTGGGAGACCTGTGTGCCAGTTCTTCAACCGTCCAGGGGGAGTTTTGCTACACTTTTACCTTTCTTGTGATTGTCAATAAACTTTCTAGCAGCATCTTCAGTTTTACAAACTTTAAGTTGCTGACCTTTATAAACAATCATCAATTCTTCACCAAAAGGAATGGCAGCGTATTCCATTCCTTTCCCAACCACAAATCCTTCCATATTATTCTCCAAACAAGTTATAAAGATTATTTGTATCGTAGTTTGTAATTAGAAGTTCTTTCTTTACATTATCTTTTGTTCCTTTTTCTCCACGATGAACCATAGAATATCGAAGTTCCCACTCTCTTTGATGGTAATTCTTATATCTCTCTACAATCCAATCGTTGATATTATAGGTAATCATAACCCGATGAGGACACTTATCTACATCATCTGCAAATCGTTGATGAGAGAATGAAGAATGCAGTTGTCTTCCAGTTCCATACAAGAAATCTTTAATATCGTATGGTGGGTCTAGGAATACAAATGCATTATCACCATCAGCATTCATTACCTCTGCATAGTCAAGATTAGTAATCTTCCAGTTGCGAATGATATGAGAATACTGTGGGAGTTTATCAATACCAACCAGAGAAAAATTAGAACGTGATGCCTGTACTGAGAATGTTGAATTCTCTGTAAGACCAGAATAAGAACACTTATTCATTACAAAGAATGCAACTGCTTTCTCTATTGGTTCTAAATCACCAATAGTTTGAGCATAATCATTAAACAGTTCTTTATGAGCATCATCGTCTCCAAGAATATCTGTTTTAATCTTCTTTAGTCTTTCTGCAAGTTCAGTTCCATTATCACGAAGTTGAACCCAGAAATTATAAAGATAAAAATACTTGTCGTTAATCCAAACGGGAAGTGTTGGATAGTTTTGGGAAACCATCAAAGCAACACTTCCACCACCAATAAATGGTTCTCTATATTCTTTGAAATCACTAGGAAACCAAGGGGCAAGAGTTTTAAGTGCTTTACTCTTACCTCCCGGATAACGTAATGCTGTTTTCAAAGGGAATTGTTTCATCTATTCTTAATCCAGTTAATCATTGTTTCTCGAAGGAGATCAGACAGTCTATCAGGGGATGCTGGGAAAGTAAAGTTTGCAATATCCAGATCAAGAACTGAAAGTTCATTGATTGGGAATTGGACCATTACTCCATCACCTTTGCTTACATAATACTTTTGTGCCGTTTCACGAGAAGCAATAGCAACCTTATATGAATCACGGTCAATAATCATTACATAATCAAACTTGTCTTCAGTTTTATATCGGTTAAATGCAACTTCGGTCACATCACCCCGATAATTTTTCATTTTTACTTCTTTGCAAGTTCCATCTTTTTTGAAGAATCCTTTGAGGAACTTTGCTTCAATGCGAACACATTCACCAAGAACTTTTAGGAGAAAATCAACTCCGTCTTTGTCAACATATTCAACTTGAGAGTAGCAAGCAATAGCAAGTTCAAATACTTTTGCAAGTTATCAGAATTGCTCTTAAACCCTTTATCTGAATATGCATCTTTGACTGCACCAAAGATCATATTCCAATCAAATTCAGTTTCGCAAATTTGCTTAAATTGTTCTGTCGTAATCATAAGTTAGGTAATCCTGTAAGTTAGATTGTACGATTTGCCCTTTCGGGCAATAGTTACCTGCAGGGGTCGAACCTGCACGGGTGTCTACCCATCAGATATTAAAATCTGATTTGTCTGCCAGTTTCAACAAGGTAACAATAAAACCATTATAACTCAAAAAGTCATAATGGTCAACTTCTCACACAGCAGTCAGAGTTCCATCTTTACGGGAAGATGCAATAAACTTCCCAAGACTTCCCTTTACATTCACAACTTCATTCACCTTAGTCTCAAACTCACTCACATCATCACACTCAAAGAGATAAAAGTTATCAGGTTTGGAAGTAAAAGAAATTCCAACCTCATTATTATCATTGTCCAGAGAAATCTTGGAGATTGCACTGGAATCAGCAAACTCAAGAAGTTTAGTCATCACATCTCTTTCGATTACTCCGTAATCATAGCACAAAAAAAGACCCCGTGAGGGGTCTGGTGGACAGTTTTGGAACTGGCACATCAAGAGATTTCTCCAAGTGCTCTTTGTTTTCTTAATTTCTTTGGGTCTTTAGTTTTTGTAGAAATACCAGCAAGTTCTGGAAAACTACTGGTTCTATGAGATGGAATGAGAGTTTTATCTCTTCTAGCAGAAGTTCTACCAGGATAGTCAATACTATCTTTTGGACGTAATCTTTCAGTTGCTTTCTTTAGAAGGTTTTTATAAATATCTGGATTTTTATTTGCTTTAATCAATTCAGCAGACTTGCGAATTAATCTTTCAGTTGCAGATGCTTCTAAAATAAACTGCTGAAAGGTTTTCATTACACTTTACCTACCATAAGTCCAGTTTTGTTTGATAATTCACTACTTTTTTTACCAAATACTTTTTTATATAGTTTTGCCCTTTTTGATTCTCCAGTTTTTTTCATCTTCAAATTAGTTGTTTCTCCAGGAAGAACAGCAGCAGGTCTGCCAGTTACTACCTCACCTTTTTTTGCTCCTGCTTTCTTTAATTGATTTGGAGTGTCTTTTACTGCAGCAATATAGTTTCTACCTCTTTCCATTTGTTGGTCAGGGTCGTTTTTAGTGAAATTACTATCACGAGGCAAAATATCCACAGTATGAACTTTTCCTCTTTTATTCGCACCTGCTTTTATTATATTCTTTTTCAAATCTTTCACTTTTCTTACACTATCACTTGAAGATGGTGTTTTTCCTTCTCTTTTATTTTTAGAAATTAAATTTTCCCCTTTTGCTGCTTTTCTTGCAGAAGAATAACTATGAATAACGTGGTCCTGTTTAGTGCTTCCAATATCATCTAAATCATCTTCACTATCATAAGTTGTATAATCTTTAGACTTTGCTCTTAAGTCTTTAGTGGAATACTTACCAGTTCCTTTAAGTCCTGCTTTCTTTGCGATAGAAGCAGTAGTTCTTTCTTGACGGGTCATATCAGCACCACGACCACGGGCAAGAGTTACTTTACCTCTGGTTCTTCTACCACTTCTTTCACCAGTTGAACTTTCTTCAAGTTCATAACATTCTAAAATAAACTCTTTAAAGGTTTTCATTTGATTTTGCCTATTTCGTAATTCTATTAACAGTAATGCCAGTTCTCTTACTGGTTTTAGTATTATGAGTTTTTCCATACATTCTAGACCTAGAATCACTAGTAGGAGTTGATGTTACAATATCTCCAGATTTTGCTCCTGCCTTTTTAAGATTATCAGAAACTCCTTTAGTAACTTCTTTCCTAAAACTTCTTCCTTTCGTCATAGTACTAGAATTATCATCATCATAAGTTCTTTTCTTGTTCACAGCAACATCGTGAACTGGTCTTGATGTTCTATCTCCACCAAGTTGCTTTCTAACTTGTTTTGCTTGGAGTGCTCTTTTACTTGTTGGTTTCTTTCCTTTTGGTCCTAGATTTCCAATCTTTGATGCCGCATAATCAGATTGATTTGCATAGGTTCCCGTTTCCGTATCGTGATGAGATGATGTAGAAGTTTCCGTCCATTTAGTTTTGCGTCCTCCTTTACCAGTTACGGGCCTTGGAGACCTACTAAATCCAGCTTTTGAAAGTGCTGCTCTATTTGATTTATCTTGTCTTTGTTTATTTCTATCAGACCTATTTGAACTGGGACCACGAGAAGATAATCTTCTTCTACCTAATTCAGAACCTGAACTTTCTTCAAGTTCATAACATTCTAAAACAAACTCTTGAAACGTTTTCATTTTTTCTCCTTGGGGGTACGAATCATTGTATCTGCACCAGCAATTTTATCCGAAGGTGTGCGGTCTCGATAACCTAGATTTCTATACATCCTATCTAATTTTTCTTTATATCCTGGTTTTGCAACTGGGGTCAAAGAAACATTTTTACCAATCTTATCTGCATATTTATGAAGTCCTTTAAATGTTCTTTTTGCAATTCCTTTGCCTCTTTGATTCTCTGGAACTTCAATGTTATCTACACGAATATCACCAGAACTTGTAGTATGAACAACATACTTCATTCCTGGTGTTCTTCCTTTTGTTTTTCTTTGAATCGTTTCTAGAGCATCAGGTTTTGGTGCCTTTGCTTCTTCTAGAAACTTTCTAAAAGTTTTCATCTTTATACTTTTTAGTTATTTATTTCTTTGCTTCTTTTTCTTTTCTTAGTTTTGCTTTATGTGCTGCCGCAAGTAATCCTTTGTGTCCAACGTGTGCAATATCTTTAGTCTTTCCTTCAAGTTCATGTGCTCCACCTGCTCTATGGGCAATTCCTCTTCTTCTTCTACTTTCTGGAGTTCTTTCTGTAGTTGCTCCCATTACATTTTTATGATGATGCCCGTGATATATTCCACTTGCAGCATCTCTTTTCTTTCTTGCTTCCCACTCAGCATCACTCATAGATGCTTTAATCTTTGCAGAGTAATGTGTTGGAGTGATGTGATGTGCTTCTAATCCTGCTCTTTGTAATTTTTTCTTTTTTACATCTGCTGCCTTTCTTTCTTCTGGAGAACTTAAACTTGCAATTCTCTCTGCTCTTGATTTTCTTTCTTGAGCACCACCTGATTTTGGTTTTAATCTCCACTTTGGTTTTTCAGTACTACCAGCATTATTTGCATACATTCCTTTAGGAATTCCACCGTGATGTTTTTCTAATTCTGCACGACTTGAAAATGATGGTTTTTTTGCTTCAATTAAAGATGCTTCTTCTACAAATTCTCTAAAAGTCTTATTTCTTGCAGAATGAGAAACTCTTTGTAAATCTAAATCCTTTCTTTTTTTACGAGGGTCCATCAATCTCTGCATATTTGCAACTCCAGGTGCTTCTACTTTACCTGATGAAACTAGTGATTGTGGTGATTGTGCTGCATTTGCTGCAAATGATAATGCTAGAACAGCATTTGCAGCAGCATCTCTCTTTCTTCCCTCATCTAGCATTTGAATACATTAAACACTCTTTT